TTTTGCTTTTTTACCCATTTACCCACCTCATGGCTTGTTCCTTCATGATTCCAATAATAATTGCGTCTTTTTTGCCGTCATAGCCTTTTTTAAGCAATCCCTCAATCTCAAAGCCAATTCCTTTCGCCAATCTCAAGGTGCGCTGATCATCCGCTGCAATGGTTGACGTCATACGAACGCAGCCAAGCTGCATAAAGGGATAATCAAGCAATTTGCTTAATACACCCTTTTGGCACCATTTTTCAGAAACGCTTGCGATGTGAAATTCAACATCAAAGTCCCGATAATTGCTATAAACTGCACCAGCAATCATCTTTCTTTCATGTTGGATACCTATGGCTCTGAAAAGTCCGAAATCTGATCCGCGATCAAAATTACTAAGCTTATTGGCTACCCAATTAGCTACTAGGTGATCCTCACCGAATATTAATTTCAAATGTAGTTGCCCGTTTCAAATAATACGTCAAAAGTCTGTAAGGATACGGAAACCGCATTCGTTGATACTTTGCACTTTATGGAAGCGCAGTAGCATAACCCATCGATTGATGACCATTCATCATTGACCACATATCCCCCGGCCCAATCTGATAAATCCCAAAAACCCTGATCCCAGAAAGTTCCACCCGAAACTCCAGTTGTCGGTGTTCCATTGACATTGTCGTCAGGGCTAAAATTAATGCTTATGCCAAAAGCTGGGCTAACAACCGCGTCAGCTAGAATGACTGGTCTTAAAACATTCAGTTTTTTTAGCATGGATGGGTCTACGCCCAAATACGAAAAAGCGGTCTTCAAATACCCATTAATGTTCGATCCGTTATCTGATTGGCCATAATCCGCATGGTAAACCCTGCCATCATTGCCACCAAAATATAGATCGCCGCCAAGAAGTGACCAACAATTGGCATTTTGGCCTATAAACCTGCACCAAGCTTTAGATGCGGTATTCATCACGTACTGATCCTGAGTTGTATTAACAACCCGCGGCACATTAATGATAAGCCTTGTACCCTTGGGATAGTAAATGCCTTCCCAACCGAATATATTGCCATAAACAGCCAAGTTTTGTGTGTAAGCGTTAGTGATTTTCCTGGTAATCGCTGTTCCTGTATTCTCGATTGCCACCTGAAGAATTGTTGAGAAATCCTCAACGCCTGTGTTGGTGATCAACAATAGTTGCGAACCGACTTTGAAAATCGATCTTCTACCTAAAGGTATACCCAGCTTGAACCGCCCAATGATCGCCCAGTCAGAAGCTCCTGGGTTAGCACCCGAATAAATTAAGGTTTCGCCAGTATCCATTACGAAAACGGCAAACTCGTTCGCTCCTGTCTCCGTCCCCCTAGTCCATGTCCCCATCACCATTAAGGAACCGCCATATTGACCGGCAGCACTTAAATCAAATTCTGTTAAAGCCCCAGCAACCGCATCAACCCCGCCATACCATACGCTGGCGCTGTTTTTTGGAATGAAATACACCCTGTTCCTATAGGAATTAACCCCAATTAAAGTAGTTAAGGTAGGCCCAGTCCAAGCTGGTGATGTTACTGTAGTGCCATCGAAATCCTGCGGCACATCAGTGCCATTAACCAGGATTAATCTGCTTTTAAAATTTATCGCTTGCCATCTATTTGAATTGTAACCCATCGCTAATTGCGTGCCAGCGGTCTTTAGGGTAGCATCCCATAATTTACCTCCAGCTGCCGCAATCAGTTTCTTGGAAGCTGCGCCGCTCCATTCGTACAGACTTTCAACAGCACCACCTAAACCAGTAGACCAAATTTCATAGCCAGTTCTAAGGTCTGTTGAACCTTGGTTCGGAAAGAAATTATCCATAATAATGGCATCGGTGGGCGGCATTTGCGATAAAGGAGAAAACGCATTCCAACCACCGCTGCCAACCGGGAAGGGATATGACCTATTGGTGCCTGATCTATTTGTGGCACGATTGGTAATAGCCATTATCCGAAATTTCCGTCTGGTGAAACAGGATATGGTATGCCGGTATATAATCCTCCACCATTGGTAGACAATACTGATGCACCTTTTTCCTGAGCGGCCCTATTCTTCCGTTCATTTTCGTAATCTTCTCGGTCATCCGCATAGGCCAGACCCTTGTTGGCCAGGAATCTCCATTTGACGCCAAGCGTCATAATTTCTTCATCAAGAATGCCTGTGTCTGCATCGGCCACCCAATTTGCTTGGCCGACACCTGTTTGTGATTGGCACCACCATGAACTTATATACTCATACCGTATTTCTTTACCCGCGTCCCCAACGCCAGGGACAGGGTCTACCGTAAATGTGGATGCTCCAGACCCAAAAATACGCCAACGTTTATAGGGAATGACGCTAGTAATGCCAGACTTGATAAATTCCCAAGCCTGCGGTGATACCGACCCCATCATCTGCCATCGATTACTGACATCCCAGAAAGTTCTATTAATGGGTCGTAGAAAATCTTCCGGTAATGTATATTGCGCTTGCCCAGCAACCAGGATGAAGCTACCTATCTTTTGCAGAGCCATCCAATCATAAGCCCTTGAAAGAGTTTTGCCTTCTGTATTGGCCAAAGCAATAATTTGCCGAACGCTTTTATCATCTGATGCGAACGCCACGGGTGGGCTAGGAAACCCAGCCCGCAACATGACGTTTTGCACCAGCGTTAAAAGTGACATTAGGCAGTCGCCTTAATAAAGACGAATTTCCAAGCCCCAGCAGGAGGAACTAAAGCCCCAGCCGTAGCATTAACAAAAGCTGCAGTTACGGTGTTTGCAGCGGAAACCCTAGCTGCCAACAATCCGACTCCCGCCGTGGTTCCAGATGGCGAAATAATAACAACGTCTTTTGTGTTTGCTCCCGTGACCGTAAAGTCTTGTTCGGCAACTGTATTGGCAGCAACAGATACCGGCGTTACATCAACAACGATGGGGCGCGGCATCCATTGTGCAGAAAAAGGCGGAGTTCCCAGCAATCCCGCTGCGAACCCGTAAGGCGTAGTAGCCATGTTTTATCTCCTTAAGCCGCTGTTTTGCGACTTGGTTTATCTTGTTTGTCTTGGGATTGAGCCTTCTGCATCGCCAACAATTCATTGATTTGCGATTTCATGTCGCGGATTTCGTCATCACGTGCTTGAATTTCATTCATCAATTTTTCGGTTGGCGCACGCCCAGCAGCCCCTTCTAGGAACATTAGGGCGCGTTTACGCAAATCACGGCTTCCTGGGAATTTAAGCAGGTCAAAATCAGGCATGGATGCAACATTCTCAACCGTGAAATATCCGATGGCCTCCAACTGTTTGATTGCCCCGACATCCAATCCGCTTCCTGCCCACATAGTGAGCGGTGTGCCGATCATGGATGCAGACTTGCCAGCCTTAAAAGCCTCCCAAGCTTTAGCGTATTTGACTTCATCCTCGCCCACATACATCGGGCGATCGATTTCGCTTAATCCGCCGCCTGAAACGATTCTGACATACGTGACCGTCTTAAAAATCGGCCTTTTTTCCTCGGTTGATTGATAAGGTTGATGGACACCCTTTTCATAAAACATCACACGGAGCGCTTGATCCGGCGTTAAATTCATTTCCATTCATTCACCTTTAAACTATCTGGCCTTGATGGAACGGCCTGTTAATTTCGATCAATGCCAATCCTGTTGAAGGGGTACCAGTCGTTGTTACAACCTTGGCGTTTAATATCTGTTCACCGTCTACCTGGGCGTCATCAACTGAACCAGGGGTTGCGGCCAATGAGAATACATCTGCCCCAACAACCATTGTGTTTGGCGCCTTAACTGGTACGACGCCTGCAATACAATACCAACCATATTGGCTAGCAACGTTTGCAGACATAGCAACGGCAACAGGGCCAATACCTGCGGTTGCCGGAGACAAGGCCGTTGTCGCAAGGTATGAATCATAATCGACCATTGAACCAACAACTGTTGAGGCAATGCCTTTGAGATAAATATATTCGCCCATGCCGTAGGATGTACCGCTGGCAGGGGTATGCTCGGCTTTCATAATAGTGCCGAGGGGATGATTTTGCACGGTATCCGTGGTCTGGATATCCTGCATGCCGATCCGAGGATCGACAGGTGTGTAAGTAGCCATTCTAAAAACTCCTTGTTTTAAGCGATTAAAACGCCTTGATAACGCTGGCCTGAACAAGTCAAGTTGCCCGCCCACAGCAAATACTGCACGGTTGCGTCTTGGTTGATCGAAGTTATTTTGTCGGATGGCACAAAATTGCGTTGTGCATGCGGACGGAAGAACAAATAATTTGTGTTCAAGAACCACATATGATTGGTACCAGCACCGCCGCCAATGTTACCGTCTGGGATTACCGGAATGCCCTGATACTCAAGGCTTTCAAAACCTGCATTAGCCATTGCCGTATTCTCTTTAGTGACGCGCTGGATCGATTGCATGGATTCTACAAAATATGAGTAGAAGGCGTTATCGGCAACGATCAGGTCTGGTTTTCCTTCAGCATTCCCTATAGAGATCAAACGGATTAACCGGTTCATATATTGAACGATGTTAGATGCGCTGACGGCTGCACCGCCATCGGTTACACCAGAATATTTTTTCGGTTGCCAGAACGGCCACAAAGCGCGGTTGATGCCGCCGTAAGTTCCAGTCGTCGGGTCATCAGGAACAGCCGCGGCTAAACCATCGATCTGTTTGCCGCCGTTGGCGGTACCATCGCTGTACAATCCCAATGCCACCAGGTTCATTAATGATTTTTCTGCGTTGTCCAACCGGCCGGAAGCTAAATCAATAATCTGTTCTTTGCCAGCCTTTTGCAGCATTTCAAGTCCGGACATGGTCACGGCAGTTGAAGCTTGCTTAATATTGAACTGGGCAGACGTAATAACATCTTGTGCCGCAGTGTTTAAGACATCATAACCACTAAACCACTGGGTGTTGGTATTTTCAGCATACATCAATTCTTGACGGATGACGTTACCGCCGGTGATCTTTTTAACGCGATCCTTAGAGTTAAGGCGGTACAAAAGAGCATTGTTTTTTGTCATGTTATCAGCTAACTTACCAGTGCGTGACCACATGGTAGTCGTGATAATTTCGCTAATGTGTGGATTATTAGCCATCATTATCTCCTATTATAGGTTTGTTAAAGTCTGCCGGTTGAACTCTTATCCCAAACGGCAGACATGATTTCATCAATCGGGCGATCCGACTGCATTTGTGACGACACTTTACCTGATGGGCTGCCGCTCACGCTTGCCCCTGCCTTTTTAGCAGCCGCCGCCTTAGCATTCGATTGCTCGACCTGTTTTGCCTTGGCATCGTTTTGTAAGATTTCTCTTACCTCAGGATTACTCCAAACGACTTTGTCATAAGCCTTTTGTAGAATTTCTTTGTTAGATAGATTTGGATAGGCAGACTTAAAGCCGTACACAATAACGCTCATTTCATCGCGCAATTCTTTATCTGCCTGGATTTTTGCAAAATGCGGATTTTTTTCAGAGAAATCCTTGATATCGCTATCAACTTGCGCTTGACGATTGCGCTGCTGCATTTCTTGGAATTGCCGTTCAACGGCCCCGACTTTGTCAAGAACAGGCTTTAAGGCCGCATTGACAGAAGGATCGATATAGGCATCATCATTTTGTTTCTGTTGCGGTTGCTGCACTGGCTGTGCCTGTTGGCCGTAAGCTGTACGGACATCAATGCCGTACCGCTGCGCTAAGATGGCAATGCCACGTAACGGGTCAGTAGACAGATCACGTTCAATATCAGCAATGTTTTTGATATATTCGGAACGGCTGAACCCGGAATTTTTAATGTACGGATCAATAACCGCAAAGGACGCCTCATATTCCTTAACGGTGGTTTTAAGCTTGGAAACGTCATCAATAACAGGGTTTTGTTCCGTTGGTTTTGTGGCCTCAGTTCCTAACTCAGGTTTTTTGCCCACAACATCCGTGGCAACTTCTTTGGCTTCTGGTGCCGCTTCAGCTGAAGCTATTTTTTCTTCAACTGGATTTGCTTCAACCTTTTCAAAAGCCCTTTCCATGTCAGAAACAATAGAACTGCTTTCAGTGGCAACCGCTGGTTGCGTACTGTTTGTTAGATTATCCATTTATTTTCCTTTTATCTGTTTTTTAGACGATCAATCGCCCTTGCCATGTCCATTCGGATATCAGGCATAGGTTCCGGCTTTTTAGGCCGTATTTTCTCATTGCCGACCTCAATAAGGCCATGCTGTTTTAGAAAAGCCTTGTGTTCGCTGCGGCTGCTGATCAATTTGCCGTCAACCATATTGTGATAAGGCGTTATATCCTTCAAAATGATCGCACTGGTGGTATTGGTGGTTTGTTTTGCCAACCATTCGCTTTTTAACATGACTGTGTTTGTTTCACGGTCTATAATGTAGGTTTCACGCATTAGTCTATCATTTCTCCCGCCAAGGCATCTGATAAAGTCATTTCCCTGCGATCAAGCCTTAAGTTTCCCCTAGTTTGTTCTTGCTTAATGGCCAAATCGCCTTGAACTTGTTGTTGTTTTAGCTGCAATTCACCGTCTTGCTTCTGCTTTTGCAGTTGCAATTGACCCTCAATCTGCTTTTTCTTCATTTCAATCTCAGGATCAGGCTGCGGTTCTTGTGGTTGGGCCTGTTGTTGCTTCAATTCCTTCAAAGCATCTTCAAAAGACACCTCAAGTGACCTACCGGCCTTAAATCCACGCACGGCAAACATTAAAATATCACCCATAACACCAGATAATTGCGGAACTTGCTGAACCACCGGTATCATTTGCTGCAAGAACGGGCCAATATTGGATAGGAACTCAATCCTCGAATTTTTTTCTTCCTCATAGTCAATGGCAATCGTGCTGTCGGTTTCGATATCGATCCTAAAGTTACGCATCGGATCATCACGTAGCAATTCCATCACATCATCGATTGTCACAACGTCCGGTTGTTCTGGTTGTTGAGGGGGCGGCGGCGGTTGTTGCCCTGATTGCTGCGCTTGCATTGCCACTTGTTGATATTGCTGCATTTGCATCTGAAACTGTTGCATCTGCTGCTGATATTGCATTTGCACCTCTTCCCTGGTTGGAAGATTGGTGCCAGACATCTTCATCAAGGTTTCAGGCTGGAATGTCTCTGCAATAACTTCAGCAATCAAGCGGATGTTATCACGAGCGAAACGTTGCACTTCGGCCTGTTTATCCTGCAACCGCATGGAACCAAACTTGCCCTTGATCTGTTGGGCTGTAGCTGTCTCATTGGGATTGCTTGATCCACGGATGATATCACTGATACCGGTTATTTCGTAAATCGTCTGTTTAGTTGCTTCGCGCGATTGGTAAAGCGTGGTTAATGCCTGAATGGATGAATCAATGGGCAGCATAGCTAAGGCACCTTGCAATCCGCCTTGTTTAGCAAACTCATTCCAATTGTTGTTGACGGGAAATAATTGGTTGTCTGTCCCCTCGGTCAGCAATTCAGAGAATGCCGTAAATGCTCCATCATATAGCCCAGTGACTTTGATGGATCGGACAATATTAGAAAGGCGGCAGGTGACATCATCAAGCTCGATCGCCTGATCTTGATATTGGATAAAATCCGGCACTGGTTCGATTTTGTTGGTTGAAAATGTACCGAATGCAGGTTTAGGACATGGAAAAAACCCATCAAATTTTAAAGGTGGCTCGCGTTGGTCTAGAACCTCATCCGGGTTATCCTTGGCAATCCAGTAAACCATATTCTCAGGCTTACACCAGATTTCGTAAACAGTGGCCTTGTTATATCGGCTTTCGGCATCAAGCTTTGAATCACCCGTACCTTGCTTATGATCGAGCTTTACGGTTTCTCCAATTTCGCCAAAACGCTCTACTAAATCCTTGCGGGTCATGTAAACACGCCGCGCAACCCAAGACACTTCCTCCCAGGTTCGGCTATCGCTATAGAAAAAATCCTTGTAAGTAACGAAATCAGCGACTGCCTGTTCAAACTTAATGACCTGTTGCGGCATAGGTTGCCCATCAGGGCCTACGGTCGGGTTATCTTCAATGGTTGGGACGTACCGAACCCAGCTTACACCTTGGCCGTATAGGCTGAATTCGAAGGTGCAATTCTTCATTACGCCGTCAAATCCGTTCAGATCGATCATAGTTGTAGTGGTTTTTTCCAACATTTCAGAAGATATGCGACCAACACGGTCATCATCCTTAAACCTGCGTTCAATCACCGGCCTTGGCATGCGCGAATACAGCATCGGCAACATGGTCTGCTGATTTGACCAAAGAATGTTGAACCGGTATTTTGATGTGTAGCGGAAAGCAGTGGAGGATGTTGGTACATCTTCGCGTTCGTCACGGTACCGCCTGGTTATATCATCGCATCGATCGAAGTATTTCTTAAGCCTGGCTTCTGATTTTTTAACTTCATCCAGCCAAAGCTTCGCCTCATCCGCATTTTCCTTTGCAGAGGCTTCAATCATTTGCATTTTTGTTAATTATATCCTGCGGTTTTCGAACCGTTTTGCAGTATGTTTCACAATATCGTTAAACGTTAGGCCATCAGGTTTCTTAGGCTCAACCTTGGGGGCTATTTGCTCGCGCCAAGTTGTTGCCAAATACCTAAAAGCATCGGCTGCGTGACTTGTCCAGTCGTGCAGTGGGTCAGAACTGTAAATTTTTTTCTTGTCGTCATAGGAACTGCGGTATTGCCGCAATGCCTCAATCCCATCGGCGCACCTTCTAGCATCAAACCAACAATCCGGAAGCGTCTGCCTCACGGCGTTAATGCCGTCGGCCACCTTCATCATCGGTATAAGCCTGGCTTTTATGCCCAATCTTTCCAATGTTTCAACCCGCGTACGGCCAGTTCCCAACTCTCTTACCGTAGCATCATGGGGCAACCAATGGTTTTCGTACTTATATCCTTCGATTTGGGATCTTCGTAATAATTCTGTTGCATAATAATCAAGGCCAACACTGTTTTTTTCCAGGTAATCAATAACGCGCACTTCTTTGGCGTGTATCTGAAAAAACCAAATTGCCGTACTGTCACCTATACCAAGATCCCAAGCGGTATGAACCGGTAATCTAGGCTCGTATATGGTTGCATTGACTAAGCGGCCCTTAGCTTCCAGTTCATTAAGCAATGCACCGTAATAAGCTCCCAGAATAGCAGCATTAAAGTTGCATTCATATTCCTGCTCAAAAGCTCCCTGCGTATCTTTCATATCGCGCCGGGCGGATGCTAATTCTTTTTCTGAAATAATGCCTGTTTCGCTCGCCTTGAACATGAATGCCGACCATTCAGGATCGATGATCCTATTGCCGTCCTCATAAACAAAGCCATTCTTAGCCTGGTCATACAATTCAAAGAAAGCATTTTTTCCCATTGGCGTACCAATAAATAAACCCCAGCCCTGACGATCTGACAAGGTTGGGCGTATAACTTCCGTCCACACTTTCGGACGCATTTGGGCATATTCATCCAAAACTACGCCATCGTAGTAACTACCACGAAGCGCATCAGGATTATCACCGCCAGCAATGGATATTGTGGCTCCATTAGGCAGGATCAGGTGAACCGGATCGCTTTCGTAAACCTTGACCCCTGGTATCTTGGCCGTGTATTCTTTAAAATATTTCCAAGCGGCTTTTTTTGCTTGGCCGTAAAATGGGGTAATGTAAGCATATTCAGGGTTTTTTAATTTGCACTTAAGGGCTTTAGCAATAATCAGGTTTACAGCAAATACGGTTTTACCCGCGCGTCTATGAATAACAGCGATTGCGAACCTAGTTAAATTCTTGTAAAGGAATTGCTGAAGATTGCGGGGAACAAACCCTGTCTTTACTTTTGTCGTGACTATTTTCACTGACACTTAAACTATTCTACTCCGTTTTACCTGTTACTGATTCCCGTGTCAATAGTAAAGTTCGTATTTCTGCAGCAATTTGGTGACAATCTGAATAATCGCCAATCAACCGCCGCAGTTCCAAGCAAAGCCTAACATTTTCAGGGAATTTTGAAATATTCATTTTATATTCTTCAATTAATTTTCTTAATTTTGTAACATCTGTTTCAACGCCGCCTCTATAAACGATGGCTCTGTACGCATCATTTATTGCCTTGGCTCTAGGATAAAACGGAAAATCCAGCGGCCTAGGATCAGGTTGAGCCGTTTCCTTCTTCTTTCTAAACCACATTATTTTTTAACCTTTCAATATTTTTCTCAATCGCCTGTATGTTGTTGTTAGTATCAATGATTGATTTTATTGCTTCCTGTCTATCTTCTGTTATTTGGGAACAAAGTCCGATTAAATTGATGCTGCCTTCAGGAACAAATACTTCCAATACACTTATATCAGCGTTAGCTTCTATGAAATTAGAAAGTGGCCCTATTAATTTATCAAATTTATTTCTCTCGCCCTCAACATACAATAATCGGTTTTTAGCAGTGTTTAGTTTACTTTCAAGTTCAGCAATTTTCCTTTTGTTCCGCATAATTGGCGTGCTTGCTATGTATGTCACAAGCTCTTCATAGGTCATTTCGCCAATATTTTTTGGCAAATTTATGAAAAATTCTTCGTTCATTTATTTTTCTCCATTATGTGCCGGTACATGGCAACAGCACCCTGGGTGAATTGCGTTAAATCATAATTATCTGATCCATAAGCCGAAATAAGCAATTTTTCGCGCTTCTCAACAACCTTTTCTATTTCGCTCGCAACTGACCTAATCTCTCCCTCTGGTACAAAGCCAACAATCAAATTGAATATGCACGGAATCATTTTTTTACCTTCTCAAGCACATCATACCCGCTGTATTTTGAGAACGTTGGATTGCCTTCTTCATCCGGAGCCGTATATTTAAGCTCCCTAACATCCTCTTCATTCTCAGTTGATATCTTGCCTCTTAAGGCTTTTAGCAGGTCATCGTTTTTCTTTTTATCCATTGTTCACCTTAATATAAAGTTCTAATGAGTCTCTTAAAAGCTCGCTGGCCCATGACGTGCGCTTGCGATACTTTATAGCAATCTCTCGACATGACAAATTATCAAAACAAACATCGATAACTGGGTTGATTTCTAGGTTATAACGCTTCATTTCATCCGTCCATTTGCGGTAAGCAATAAGCTTATCGGCAAGATGGTTGGTAAGCTCAACAGGCATTATACCCTTGCCGATGGTGGTAAGCCCTCCAATTTTTATTTGAAGGCCCATAGTGATGCAAGCGAATGCGTCTGCAATATCGTATCCTGCGCGCTCCAATTCACTATCAAGATACTTAAGGCTGCATGGTTTAAGCTTGGCTATCGTTTCCGGAGTTGGATCATCAAATTTATTGCTATCCGATGATAACATTAGGATTTCCCTTCTTCAACCTCATGTTCAGTTGTGCCTTCTTCGTCAACAAACCCTACTTCGACGATCGTCTTATGCAAGATAGGAAGGCCACCGTTGCCGCCTATCAATATTTCCTGGGATGGCTTACCCCATGCGCGTTCATTAATGGCGTTGGCAGCCTGAACCATTGTCTTTTTACTTTTCAATGCTGATCGGTGCGCTGCCAGTGCTTCCCATGATAAAGCCTGATAGGCTTCCTTGACTTCTTTGTAATCTTTAGGTCTTCCGCCTGGGTTAGGACAAAATCCTTTTTTCCAACTACCCTTGGTAGGGCCTGATCCTTTGGGTCTAGCCATGATGTTCCTCAAAGCTGATCTCAGCTTTCCTCCATTTTTCAAAAAAATCTTGATAATTACCTATTTTAATCATCACTCCCCCTATTTCTTCAAACTTTCAAACCAAGCCCCCAAAGAAAACCCAATTATTAAGCAGCCCAGAATTAAAAAAAAATACCCCATTAACTTCCCCTAAAACCCAGTTAAGCTTGATTGTTGAGTGCCGAGATCGATGGTGATTGATCTAGATATACGCATCGTCCCCTCTGGTTTAGAAGCTTCTGGGTGATCTTCAAACCTACCGTTAAGCTTCGCAGCCCAATCGTTACAAGGTTTTTTACCAGTTGGTCGGCCAAAAACATATTTTTTATTATTATCTGTCCTAAAAATCCCATGTTTTGACCTTGCCCGTTCCAAATAATTAACGGAACATCCTATGTGATCGGCCATCTCTCTATCGGTCATGCCAGCGTCAAACAAAGGCTTTATAACTTCCTCGGTTAAGTTAAATTTTTTGATTTTACCCATGTGTTTTTTCCTTTTCATCGATTGGCGGGTAGAAGGTGGTGGGGCTGGGCTTTGGTTTGTAGTCTTTAGGGAATATGCGAACAAAATCTTTAATATTAGGATTTTCGCTTTCCCTACTTTTCTTCAGCCATTCACAGTATTTCATGATTTACCCCATATTTTTTCAGCCTCGGCCCTTGTAATCGGTTTTGTTTTAAGAACCCATTGCGTTTTTTGTAAATCTTCAAGTATTTGCGGCTCAGCATGTTTAGCCAGATGTTCCGCCCATGCCATTGCCCCTAGTTTTTCCTTTTTCATCACCTACTCCTTTTTCGCGCCACAGTGGGGGCATTGTGTTGGATGGATAGCAATAAGTAATTCGTTTATTGTTATAGGTTTTTTATTTTTTAAATCTAATTCCGTGTCGGCCAAATTGCTAAAATAGCTTTGAACCCAAGGAATATTATATTCTTTCATCACAGCGTCACCTCGATTTCCCTACTTTTCCCTAACCACTTAAAGAATTTCATGATTGATCCTCAACTAGTTACAGCAATAAAAGTAAATAACACGACGAAAAATATAACAACGCTTGCTATCATAATCCGCCCTACTCCTTTTTCGCGCCACAGTGGGGGCAGATTGCTGGATTTCTAATGATATCAGTCAATTCTTGTATTGAGAGCTGACTTCCCATCGCCTTAAGAAAACCATCACCCCAACGCTCGAATTGTCTTTGCTGAAATTCCTCTTTAGTTTCATGATTTTTCTTAGTATTGGTTTCCTGGATAGATTTGGAAATAATCCCAGAAAACTCCATGTTGTATGGGTTTTTTAAAGTCACAGCGTCACCTCGATTTGTAAGGTTTTTAAAATTTGTTGTTGTGGGCCATTTGCAATATAATTTTTAGTAAATTCCTCACATTCTTCCACAGGGGATTTATTGAAATTATCAGTAAATTCCTTAGCTTCATGAGGATTTTTTTTAGCAAACAAGCCATGCCTAAATAATTTGAAAAGCATCCCGACCCGCTTTCTATCATCAATTTCTCTATCCGTAAGCAGCGGTGGCGGCGGGTCAATATGATAATTAACTGGCGATATGGGTTTTGGAAATTGTTCTTCAATGATTTTTAAGAAATCCCCAGGCTTAGGGGGTGTAGGGTAAGTCCACCGCTTCATAATGGCTTTATAGGCCGTTTCTATGTGGTTTGATGGAATGCCAGACATACCCATTTTGTAAAGCTCTTGCCACTCGCTGCGAACGTCACTGCTGATAAAAAAATTTGGGAATAAAGAATATATTTTTTGAAACAATTCACTAGGCAGCATGTGATTTCTCCATCGCTATTTCGGCTTTCAGTTTTGAAAGATAATCATCACGCTCAACCTGTTTGAACTGTCTTGGTGTTAATGTGGGCAATGGTTTCAGGCGATTTTCTTTGGCCTGCATGACGGGATTATCAAAATAACTTAAGGAATTTGGAGGAATTCCATGTTTTTTATTCATTGCCATTTCAATGGCTGGGTAAATATCAAGCTCAGGGTCACAATCCGCTTCTAACCATGTTCTGACTCTTGCAAAGTGCAGATTTGGAGAATTACCACAAAGACTTAAAACCTTTTCCCCAACCTTTTTAAATTTTTCGTAATCAAAATCTACTTTTTTAACATCAGCATCTTTTACGTAAGATGTTGGTGATGGTGTAATAGAGGTAGTAGTATTAATAGATGTAGTACTTACTGATGTTGATGTTGATTGTGCGACGGGCGTTGAACGGGCGTTCTCATCAAATCCTGATTTATCAGTGGGTTGCAAATTTTTCTTAGCATCCTTAAACTGTGTTTGAGGAATTCCTGAAATATCATTTAAGGAATTCTTGGATTTCCTGTTTTCTATTTTTGTCTGATACGTTTCGACGGCTTTTGCTATCTCCTCATCCGCTCTTTTTTGATACCAAAAACCATTCTTAATTGTAAAAAACTGCGCTAATATGGATTTCTTTTGCTTCCATAATTTTCCGGTCAAACCAGTAATACGTTGCAACATATTATCATTATCAGGCAGCGGCTTTTGGGTGCGATAATAGTGCATTAACATCAAAAGAAATGCACCGTGTTCTAATGTGGTTAAGTGGCGTGTATCGGCCAAATAATCGCCCATGAATAGCTTGAAATAAACGTTTGAACCCTTGCTCATTTTCCGTCCCCGACTTTAACCTTGACATTTGCGTCTTTATTGGTTATTTTAATTTTCATTGATTTTTCTTAGAAAATGTAAGTCGCTCAAGCCCCTCCCAGGTTTTAGCGACTTTTTTCTTTTGGTGGGCAACAAAGTCACCCTGTGGAAACTCAATGTTTTTGCGATACATAAGCATTCTTCGCTCTCCTTTTTGTTTCTATTTTTAATAGGTTTTTGGTGATGTTTTTTAACTGTTCAAAACGGGTGTTTTTAGCTCCCTTGGGCGAGTTCAGGTATCTGAACTGAGCCTCTTGTTTTTTCTCTAAAAGCTTTTCATACTGTTTCATTCTGGCATCCTTTCTTAGTGGTTTATACTCCAAAACCATGTGTGTGTAAGGCTTGCTGGACATCTGCCAGGCTTTTGCAGACGTAGGTTTTGAAGCCTAGCTGCTCAAGCTTGGGGATGACTATTTTTTGATCTTTTGATAATACTCCTTTTTCTGATTTTAATTCGATCCCAATCATTTTGTTTTTACCCCAAACCAAAATGTCGGGAACCCCAGCCTTCAACCCCATATCCTTAAGAATATACCCCCTAAATTCGCCCCCGCCGCCTGATGGGAAAGTTGTCCAGAACGTATCTTCTGGCAAATTCTGATCAAGCCAGGCGGCAACAACCTTATGAAGCATCTTTTCAAGCGGATATTGAAGTTCTTCTATACGCAAAAATATCCCCTTATTTCTGCCCCTGGGTTGGCACCGGGTAAAGATCATCGATATTGAGTTCTGTATGGTACCTACCGCTCTCTAATAAATAAGGATCACGGCGGCTTTCAAAGATTTTACGGTAAACGTCATTGTCATTTGTGGCGGTATCAAATTCCATCATGGTTATCTCCTTTAAAAGTTATTTGTTGGTCACAAATAACACCTATTGTTTAAAAAAGCGTGTGAGCGGAGTCACATTTGAATTAAATAGTTTGTTCCTTTTGCGTTCGATTGTCTAGGGGCGGCATGTTTCGATAATATTCAAAAAGTCAATGCCGCATTTCGCCGCGCGGCAATTTTTCCTAGATCATCTTATTTTTGCAAATATTTTGTAACCATAAAATTAGCATTATGCTTTTTATTTAAACTTTGCAAATAAAAAATGAATTATTTTTCAATGTTTTAAGAAAGTATTGCGTAAGTATATGGTTTATATGAGTTTTATATATTAAGAATATGTAAAATATGTGTTGACAATATGTTTTTTATATATTAAATATAGTTTATAAAGACGCGGTTAATAAAAAAAGGAATCAGGAAAATGTTAGAAAACGAATGGCTTCAAAAAGAATGGTTCGAAACCGATTATACATTATCTAAAAAAGAAAGAATTGCTTTGTCCGCCGAGTTAGCCGAATTAAGAAAATGGGAAAAATTTAATGAAGCGGTTGGCTTTACAAGTGATAATGCGGATGAGGTTGAAGATAGGATTTGCGAAATCAAGGCAATTCTTGAAAAAGATGAGGCCAGAATTTGCGAAATAGAGGCCGCTCTTGAGGCGGATGAGGATGAGGAAGAGGTTTACTCTGAATTTGAACACACACCGATAACTTTATAAGGGATAAAAATGGCTATTAATAAAAAAGGGATGGTTGTCCCCGCGGAAAGCATAAAAAATATTATTATTAAAATAATTTCTGACCGAAATTGTGAGGTGGTTGTTAACGATATAATGCAAGATTTACGTGATATTTATAGAAAAAGGCCGGCTAGAAAATATGTTATTTGGGTTATCCACCATCTTGTCCACGAGAATAAAATTATAAGGTTAAAAAAGGGCGCTGGCCAATATAATCCAGCTATTTTTATTAAAAAAGGCAAAGAAAATGAACAGGTTTAGGGTGGCCCAAAAGGTTAAATACTCACTTAAGAAAGATGCCGTTGGAATTGTCGAGGAAATTATAGTTGTCCGTGGAACCAAGCGAGTTAACTACTTAATAAAATATGAAGATGAGAAAAATTTGGTTCACGCGGAAGGTCATTTATTGGAGGCGGTTTTATGAGCAATAAACCTAAGTTCGCGGTCGGGGATGTCGTAGGGAATAAAGGCAGCCGGAAAACTGGCGTTGTTACCGATGTTGAAGATTTTGGGGATGGCGCAATTAGTTATACGGTGGCATGGGATGATTACGAAATTGTTTTAGAGGGAGAAATTGAACATGCAAACTGAGCCAAAATTCAAAAAGGGTGATAAAATTATATGGTGTACTGATGCAAAATTATACCTAGTTGGCAAAGTTTGGAAGGATATTGATGAAAATACATTCCATTATGGCATTATTCAGGAAGATGTGATCGTTGGCCCATACTCCTTATATTTTATAGCAAATGAGGATGATATTTCACTAATGGAGCTAACTAATGACCAATGAGCAAAAATTTAATGTTGGGGATAGGGTTGCCTACAAAAATACAGAATGGAAAATCAATGCTATTGGCAAGGTTGAAGTAAAAGGAAAATTTACGGAATATGCCTATCATTTATTGAATGATAACGATTTTGTATCCTGCAAAGAAAGCGATCTAAGTCATGCCGATGCCAACGCCCCTTGATTTGATCGCCACACAAATACAAGAGTATTATGAATTTGTTCAG